GATGTTATGACTTTTTTTCTATTACAATTAATTATATAGACAAAATCACCATCTCTTTTATATGACGAATATTCAGTTGGTGATAATTTGATCATTGCTGTTCGAGCATCGAGTGTATTTGATGCTATTTGAGCATCGGTTATTGAGTTCGGATAATAATAAATGCTTTCAGTAACCTTTCCGATTCGTTTACTAACCATACCAACATTATCATCCTCATCATCAGAAATATGATACATTTCCCTGATTTCCATTCCACTTACAAAATGATCACCCCATTGTGAACTTTCACCATCTGTAAATGCTGAACCGAAAATAATAAACGTATTCTGTAATACTGATCTAATTCTGAAATCCTGACGAGTGATACCAATTTCAAAATTTTCGGTATCACCCCAAAAAGGCACAATATCAACACTAATTTCCTGTGTTTCAATGTGTGGCAGGTCGTTAAGGTCATTACTTGGTTTTATTCTTGTATTATTGTTTGTAAATAAGTTTGCTGAATATCCTAAGTTAGTAACCATAGCTGCAGGTGTCATGCTATATTCACCAATATCAGTAATATCAACACTTAGATGAACTGTTTGTGTACCTGTCGGCACACCAAATATCATATAATCACCAGCACTGTTTGTAATAGCAGTATGTTTATAATATTTTTTATAAACATTTAAATATGGTTCATTTGTTATAATTTCTTCTTTAATTGGAAATGATCCGAAAGGTTGTATTGGTGATATTTTACCACTTTCCGGGTCTCTTTTCCCAACACGTGGTAATAAATTATATCTTTTTCCTTCGAGATTTTTGTCTCTTGGTGTTTTATATGGATATATGCTATATGTTTCACCAACCTCTGCATCATCATCGGTTAAAGGCACAAATACGCTTATTTTAGCGTTTGGAATACCAACGCCATCGTTTGCTACCACCCTACCAACTAAAACGCCATAATCAGCGTTAAAATCCCTGTACACGTCATTTGCACTGACACTCATACTTAGAAACTCAATTGTATCAACATCTTGTTCGAGTTTAACTTTTATGTGTTTATCAACATGAACAGTATTAACGTCTAATTTAATTCGTTGCGATTTATTCATGAAAAGATTTTTTTATAAATACTATCATGAAGAAATCATAACAATTTTAAAAAATTTTCAAAAAAAATGAAAAATTTTTTTGGTGAAATTTGACCCAATTTTTTCCAAAAAATTAAAAATCTGGAAAGATATGAAATAAAAAAATTAAAAAAATCAGAAATTTGAATTTATGGACAAGAATGACAATGAGATAATAATAACATAAAAACGCCTTTTGCTTTCTTTTTTAGTATTTATTGAAAACGAGAAAACGTTTATAAGATTTGAAAAAAATAATAAAAAATTAAATAATTAATAGAAATGGCAGAATTCGTATTTACCTCTCCGGGTGTAAAATTTAGAGAACGTGATTTATCCTTTGTGACACGTAATGTTGGTATTACAACATTGGGTCTTGTTGGCGAAACATTAAAAGGACCTGCTTTTGAACCAGTCTTCATACAAGATAAAACTGAATTCTTAAACAGATTTGGTGGTCAAAGCACTGAGAGATTTTCTAATGGAAGTCTTAAATATCAATTACCTTATGTAGCAAATGCATATCTCGATGAATCCAATCAATTATATGTAACAAGGGTATTGGGTCTATCAGGTTATGATGCTGGTACGGCATGGGCACTTACATTAAGTGCTGGTGTTGATCCTGAAACAATTGGTGAATCAGCAGTTGGTACACCATATACAGATACATTCACTGGTGGAACATACTTAGGTGTTTCTTTAACAGCAGTTGGTCAAACAGGTACAACATTCACCGGATTTACAAAGTCGGGTACTGATTTTGAGGGTATTTCTTACTCATTCACTGCATCAACAATAACTGGTACAAGTGGTACGGTAAATGTTGTTGAAACAACATTAACAGGTACTTCACTAACCGAACTTGAAGGTATGGTACTTGCTGTTATCAGAAGCAGAGGTAGTGTTACTGATAGAGTAAATCAAACACCAGTTACAACATTCGACACAGCATCATTAACCATGACGGGAAATGATACTATTCTTGCTCCGGGTGATTTGTTCGCTCAGTTTGAATTAACAGCAGTTCCAACAAATACAGGTGCAACAACTGGTTTATATACCGCATCTTTAAATCCAAACTCAAGTAGTTTCTTACCTAATGTTGTTGGTAATAAACCTAAAGATAAAAACACATTGATTTGGGTTGAAGCGGTTTACCCAGACTTAATTAAATATTTGGATGCAATGGGTTATGCGTATGGTGTTAATACGACATTACTTGAGTGTACAACAACACCATTTACATTATACAAAACAACTGGTGCTGCATTTAGAACACCTGAAACACCTTGGGTTGTATCACAAATAAAAGGTAGTAGTGTTGATAGATTATTTAAATTTGTTAGCATATCTGACGGTGACGCAGCAAACCAAGAAATTAAGATTAGTATAGCAAACATTAACCCAATAACATTGGAATTTGATGTTGTTATCCGTGATTTTAATGACAGCGATGAAAGTCCAACTGTTCTTGAAACATTCTCAAGATGTTCAATGATAAAAGGACAAACTAATTACATTGCACAACGTATCGGTACAACAGATGGAGAATATGATTTACAGAGTAAATATGTTATGGTTGAAATGGCTGAAGATATCGAAGTTGATGTATTTCCTGCTGGTTTTGAAGGTTTTTCATTTAAAACATATCCAACTGGCGGTATAACACCAAAAATTTATTACAAAACCAAATACGAACAAAGCGAAAGAAAGAAAAAGGTTTATTTGGGTATATCTGAAAAAGGTTACAGCACATATGATGAGGACGGAATTGAAGTTCTTCAGGGAACTGGCATAAATCAGAATTTCTTTAATTTCTTCGGATATTCTGGATTTGAAAACACCAAAGGTTTCCATATGGATATTGATGCAACTGGCATTACTTCAGGCGGATTCTCATTCGAAGTTGGTGCTGGTAAGTTTCAGACAATAAATGATGTTGTTGATCCTACCGATACTTATTATGAATTGATTTCAAGAAAATTCACGTTAGTTCCTGCTGGTGGTTTCGATGGTTGGGATGTTAACAGGATATTACGTTCATATGGTGATAACTTCCGTAAAAATGGTATTTATGACGGTGTTGATCCTAACGGTAATCCAATGAATGACTTCCAAGCATGGGTAACTGGTGTACATACTTTTGATAATCCTGAAGAAGTAACAATTAACTTGTTCGCAACTCCGGGTATTAACTGGTCAGACAATAATATCTTAGTAAAAGATACTATCGAAGTAATGGAAACACAGAGAACTGACACGCTTTATGTAATTGATTCACCGGATATTACGATGTCACAGGTGATCGGTGAAGAAAAAGTGGATGTTGTTGTTGCAAATGACATTGCCGACCTAATCGATACAGCAGATGTTGATTCAAGTTATGCTTGTACATATTATCCTTGGATTCAAATAAGGGATACACAGAATAATGTTAATGTTTATGTTCCACCAACAGGTGAAGTTGTAAAAGCAATGGCATTTACTGATAATACAAAATTCCCTTGGTTCGCACCTGCTGGTTTGCAGCGTGGTGTAACAGATGCAAGGAAATCTAAGTATAAATTATCACTCGAAGCACGTGATGTTCTTTATGCAAACAGAATCAATCCAATGGCTGACTTTGCAGATGCTGGAACAGCAATATTCGGACAGAAAACACTTCAAGTGAAGGAAAGTGCACTTAATAGAATTAATGTACGTAGATTACTTCTTCAAATTAAGGTTCTTATTGCAAATATTGCAATCAGACTCGTATTTGAACAGAACGATCAGGCAACTATTGACCAATTCTTACAGAAAGCAACCCCAATTCTTGATAATATCAAGAGAGAAAGAGGTTTGCAGGAGTTCAGAATTAAAATGGACGATAGTAATAATACTCCTGAAACTCGTGATAGAAATGAATTGTATGGTGAAATATTCTTAAAACCAACCAGAGCGGTTGAATTTATCGGCATTACCTTTACAATTACTCCAAGTGGTGCGTCATTTGCCGATGTTGGCGCATAATTTATGGTTTATTTTAAAAGAAAAGACCTGCAATTCTGCGGGTCTTTTTTATTTTCAAGTATTTATAATAAATTTAATGTAATGGAAAAAAATATGTTTAGTTTTTTTAATAAAAAAAATAAAGAACCGGAAGTTAAAATTTTCGATGAAGAAGAAGTTCCGGTTATTGAGCCAATAACACCAGTGGATGAATCAGCAGAACTTGCTTCAATTGTTTTATCACCATCACCGGAGGAAGAAATTTCTGAGGAAGAAAAACCGGAAGAAAAAACAGTTGATTTGGGTTTGTCTCGTGCACAATTAAGAGTATTACAAAGATTGGGTAAATTACCCAAAATAAAATTGTAGTTTTTAACAACCAGAGTATTTATAATAAACAAAAAATAAAAAGTATATTTTAAACAATAGAAAAAATGGCAAATGAAATGATTAGGGGTGTCCCATTCGAATATGAACCAAAACGTGTAAACCGATTCTTCGCTGAATTTGCTGATGAATTAGGTATTGAAGTTTGGAAGGTTCAGAAATTTAAAAGACCATCAATGAAAATTAATTCAGTTCCGATTCCGTTCTTGAATGAACAGAATTACGTTGCTGGTAGATATACTTGGGATTCGTTGTCAGTAACATTTATTGACCCAATCGGTCCTTCAACATCACAACAACTTATGGAATGGGTTCGTTTACATGCTGAATCACTTACTGGTCGTATGGGTTACGCAGCAGGATATAAGAAAAATATTCTTCTAAAAGCACTTGACCCAACAGGTATTGAAGTTGAAAAATGGTTCTTGGAACAGTGTCAGATTGTATCAATCGACTTCGGTGAAGGCGATTATGGTAATGATGAGTTAACTAACATTACTGTGGAGATACAGCCTTGGAGATGCATTCTCAACCTATAAGAAAAAGAGTATGAAAAGAATAAAACTCGCATTAATAGTGCGAGTTTTTAAAAAGTAATAAATGGGAAACTAATACAAACTATATGAAAAATAGAATTAAATTAAATTTGTTTGAAAATATAAATGATAAAGAAATTGCTTATATATTAGGACTGTTATGGGCAGATGGTCATGTTACATTTGCAAATAATAATGCTAAAACACCAATAATTAAACATTCTGCAAATGATTTGGATAATATTGTATTTAAAGAAATATTAAAATTTTCGGGTGAATGGAATACATTTACAAGTAAAAATATTGGTTCATATGCTAAAACCCCTAAAACAATATCAGTTAATTGGATTTCAAGTAGAAAATTTGGTGAATTTTTAATTAAAAATCAATATCGTGATAAAAATAAATCACCTGAATTAATACTTAATGAGATTTCAGACAAATTAAAACCATATTGGTTTAGAGGATTTTTTGATGGAGATGGTTCGGTTACAATAAAAAATAAAGGACATCATTCAATTGCTTTTACTGGAAATGAAAAACAAGATTGGAAATTTATTATTGATTTATTTAAAGAAATAAAAATATTTAATTATAAGATTAGAATCATTGAAAGTAGAGGGGGGAAATCATCACAAATAAGAATTACAAATAAAAAGGAATTAAAAATATTTGAAAACTATATTTATGGTGATTATGATAATAATCCATTAGGATTATATAGAAAACGCAATCAATTCAAATGCCTTTAATTTCATTAATTCTATTATTAACAATAATTTCAGCATAGTATGACCTATCTTTTGTTTCAATTAATTGATATGATTCATTTCTATGTGAAAACCATACAATATATGACTTTCCTAATTTAATTCCCGTTACTTTTTCAATTATATATTTATATAGGCTTAATTGTAGGGAATATATTTCTAAATCACAATCTTCAAGCATAAATAAATCGTTAAGCAAGTGCCTGCTTTTCATCTCAAAAGTGAGGTCTTTATTTGTTTTCCAGTCAAATAATTGTAATGTTTGATATTTAACATTCCAAAATAACATATCGACCATCCCGGCAATCAATGATTCACGATCATAGACAATCATTTCTGTTCGGATTGGTATTAGTTTGTTTCGTGTGTCTTTATGGAATTTATCAACATGTTTTTTTGTTATTTCATATTCTTTATAAATCGGATCAAAACCAAAATGATCAACAATCATTTTTTTTGGGTATTCGTACTTTTTATTTAAAAATAATTTTTCGGCATAATCGTGAATTGCCGAACCTTTCATTGTTCCCTTTTCATTAATAAATTTCCAAGCACGCAGTACTTCTCTTTGGTCTATATTAAATTCTTCGCCTTTATAATTTGACCAATAATCTTCATTAAATTCTTCCTGATATTTGTGTATGATTGTTGTTACTGAAATTAATTCTTGTTTTCCAATAAAATATTTATGTGGTTCATCATAAAATGTAATGTCATTAAACGATGAAAAAAATTCACATGGAATATTAAATGATGTTTTTAACATGGAAGACAAAAATACAAAAAAATTAGTTAGTTACAATATTTTCCTGAAGAATAGCGTTAAAATCAATCTTTTCAAGATCATTGATTATTGCATTTTTATCTGCCGGGAGATTAGAATAACCATGAATATGCGCAATTATTGCACTACGAATTATGTTCAATGCTTCAACAAGCACGTCTGCTCTTGCAATTGGATGACCATTCTCGAAAATCCTTGCTCTATCATTTGGTGTTAATCTTGCTGCTTTGAATTTTGGTTCACCTGAGTGCGAAATTAAAGCAATTTTATCACTCATTATAACTGTATTGCTATAATATGCTTCCTTGTTTTCTTGCTGTTCATAAATGAGACTTATATGTGCCGGATTTTTTACATTTAATTTTAAAACATCATCATTTTCATGTTTACCAGCACGAATATGTACCTCATTTATTCTTAAAATAACATCTGTATTGACTTTACCAACTATTGCAACATCGGTTTTTAGCGGATATATACCTTCAGCATCGGGATAGGTTGTTGGTGCTGGTTCTGGTGTTACAATCCCAACGTTTGTTGTTGATTGTGCTGTAAATAATGAATCGTAACCAATTTTATGGGGTTGTGAAATAACACTTCCTAACCAATATCTACTTTTTTGCGGATATTTTATATCTTCAATAAAAACCCTAACCATTTCGCCAACTTGTGGATATACATGAAAAAATTTTGGCATTAATGGATAACACCAAGGGAGATCGGCATTTCCTGTTCTAACATCAAGATCAGGAATTTTTACTTTAATTCTACCGCCATCGGTTTCATCTTCAATTGAAATTACCTCACCATAATAGATTGTTCTGGTAACAATTGTATCAGAACCGACTTTTTTATACGGATGCGTTGTTTGTACTATGGGTTTATCAAATGCCATTATCGGTTGTTTAATTCATCAATCAATATAATATAATTTTTTTCAATCTCTGTGAGTTCGTTAAGTTTATTATTAATTATTCTCTCAAGTTCATCAAC